CGTCCGGTTCTTGATTTAATCTAATTTTTTCTGCATTTGCCATTCGAAGAATTTCATTGTCAAAGATTTTGATCTCTGCATTTTTTTCTTCTTGAGTTGCAAAATTACCTTGACCAAATGCCCTACGGTTAGTGTATGTTATAGTGGCTTCTGGACGAACCATGCTTCCTGAGTAAGCCTGTATACTCTTATAGAAAGCAGCGGTATCTGTTAGATCTATAGAATCTAAGTTAGCTACTGGGTCTTGCCCTTCAGACCAGTCCGTATATGCACTTACCTCATCTTCATTAGCAGCAAGAACTCCTATAGCCTCAATTAACTGTTCACCCCTAGGTTCATAACCTTTCTTTGCTCCCGCAGTCCAAGTAGCTCTTAACTCAGCAGCAGCTTTAGGACTTTGATTTAATTTATTTAAAATGTCACCAGCATCAGCAGCATCACCTAAAACATCTTTAAGGAACAATAAGTTTTGTTTATGACCTACTGGCATTTTTTTACTTACTTGAAAGGCATCTCTAGCAGTAATAAGAGTTCCCATACGAGTAGACAGTAAAGTATCTAGTTGATTTTGATCTTGCTTTGCATCCCTACTAGCTCTGTAGTCTTGATCCTCTTGACGATTTTGAGCAGTTGTAGCAAGAGCAGAGTCACGTGCATCCTTAGCTTCCTGTTGAAGCCTCTCTCGTTCTGCTGTTGCTTCGTTATCTTTCCAAGCATTTAAAAATCCTGCTGCAAAACTCATGCTTGTTTCCTCGCCATTAATCCGTTAGGTTGTTCCATAGGTTTCTCTTCTTCTTGCTCTTCAGGAGTTTCTTCTTGTTTAATGGTAGGAGTTTCGGCTATACCAAGTTCTTCCAACATCTTCTGCGAACGAAACTTATTACGCTCATACATAGTTTCTTCACGGGCCTTCTTACCCTCAAAGCCTTCATCAAACTCAATATCTGCAGCCAAGGGTATGCCACGAATAAACTCATGAACCACTGGGCCAATGATAAGGCTAACGTCTATTGAGTGTACACCACCCATTACAGCTTGACGTAGGGCACCTTCAGCTAGTGTCTTAACATCTACCCCAAGGTCTGAGATAAAAAACAGAATATCGTCTGTTGCCTCTGGGGTGCTGAGAAGTTCAATGTGATGCATCAAAGCTTCTTTAGGATTAGTTATTTGAGGGGGGTTTTCATACGGAGCATTCTTAGGCTCTGCAGTAAGAGACTGTCCGGGAATTGGTCTATCGTACATCATTTGTCGTCTCTCCAATTATAGATTGCCTTAGCACCACTAAGTCCATCCCTAGATTTAACACCCACTTTTTTAGCGCCCTTCCAAGGACTCCAACCCTGTTCTATGGCTTTGTCCAAAGAGAACCTAATTTGAGTTTCAGCTCCATCCCTAGTATTATCAGATATTAATTCTCTGCCTGTTTGTTTTTCATACTCATTACCTAATCCACCGCCAGTATACAGTTGAGTTACGCCCCAAGAAGCTTCATATCCTCCCTCAGAACCTTTTCCGTCACGTTTAATTTCTGACTGATAGCTATCAGTGTTTAAACCCTCCGCGCCAAAGACACTTATAGCTGTATTTACATCCATACCTCTTAAAGTAGCCTCTCGTTTTATTATTTCTGTCAAATCTTTTTTTGATACTACGTGATTAATAGCTGTAGGTGGGCCTGTTCTATCTTTATTATTAGGCCCTTCACCAGAGTTAGGAAAACGTCTAGCCTCTTCTTCTGCTGACAAGGTAAAGCCCATGTTTTGATCGTATACTTTAGAGTATATAGAACCTATTGTGCCTGCGTTAGCTACATCAAAACCTTCACCATCAAAGTTACTTGTTCTGGGTTTAAAGAAACCTTCTCTTGCAGCCTTGTCTAAATCAGGAGTGTCTACCATCGTAGGCCCACGACTATCGTTTGCACCACTGGCACCAGCAGAATTTCCAGAAGAAGCACGGCCATCCATAAGTTTTCTAATTTCAGTTATAGCAGTTTCGTTAATTACTGACATTCTTTAAATCCTATCAAAATTCCAATGGGGTTCATACAACCTCTCCATTCTCTCTGATAAACTTAGTCTCTCCACCAAGGGTATCAAAGATTCTCATCCAAAAAGATTTTATAGGGGAGTATAGCACACCATGTTTATTTTGTCCATAGTGATACTTCCCATAAGAAACCAATGGATCAGCAAAAGTTTTAGTAACTACCCATTTAATAACTTTTGATTTACGCATTAAGGGTACAAGGACTTCCGCAAGCTTGTAATACCCACGACGATTTTTATCTGTCATGTACTCATCACGGTACTGTCGAACTACTTTGTCCATTGTACCATCTCCATAACGAGCCTCTAACATAATAAAGCAACAAGGGCCATCGCCACCAATACCTAGAACCTTGCCAAATATTTCGCCCTGAGTTGTTTTTCTTGCTGCTGCTGCACTAGCATCCATTTGAAGGCGAACTCCTGCTAGATCTTTATCCCCAAGAAGAAGCCTAGTCATTCTTTCCTGCTCATTATCAGCACCAGTAAATGCAAACGCCATCATATCACGTTCCCTTTGCCAGACCTGATCTATAACAGAAGCAGTATATCCATTAGCAGTAGCTGCAGCATTAGCATTAGCTGTATTCTGAGCGGCAGTGTTTATTGTACTTGTGTTCTGTCTCCACTGAGCATTAGCTTGAGCTATAACAAGAGCGTTAGTTGCATTAAACTGATCTCGTTGGTTTTTTACTTCAGAGTTAAACTTAGCTATTGCATTTGTCTCACCAGCATTAAACTGATTCATAGCGTTTGTTTGAGTTGCATTGAACTGAGATACCTGAGTCTTCATAGACGACATAAATTGTTTAGTTTGGTTTTCACTTGAAGCGTTAAATTGACGAGCAGCATTTTCAGCAGCAGTATCTGAGAGAATAGATTGCTGAATAGCTTGAGCTTTAAACATAGAAGTCTGCTGCTCATTAGAAAGATTTGCCATATCCATCTGCATAAAGTTTTGAGCGTTCTGTACTGCAGCCTGCTGTTGGTTAGACAGATTAGTTAGATCCATCTGAGACATAGCAGCAGCATCAGCCATCATCTTAGCATTAGTTGCGCTCATGTTTGTTAGGTCTACTGTCTGAGCCATCCTAGCATTTTCAAGTGCTATCTGTTGTTCAGCAGTAAAGTTTGTGTTTGCAATGTCACTAATCTTAGAAGCATTGGCGACACGAGTTTGGAACTCTTGATTAAAATCTAACTCTAAAAACTTAGCACGTTGCTCTCCAGCAAACATAGCAGTCTGTTGACGATTACTTAAGTTCTGTGATTCAAACTTTGCAAAGGTAGCAGAGTCTTGTGAGGCAATAGGTAATGCAGACTCCATAGCAGCTTGTACAATAGCCTGTCCTGCCATGCTAGACGCGCCAATACCACGGGAGATCATGGATGCTGTAGCTGCTCTCATAGCTCCTGCTGCCCATGCTGGTGTCTCACCACCTTCAAAGTCTTGCATCAATTCTGATAGCTGACCTTTTACTGTTGCTTGCTTGCTAGGTTGAGCAGTAGCAGCTTCAACTTGAACAGCCTCATTTACTGCAGCCATATCGACAGCAGAACCCTCAATCATTTCTCCTTGCTCTACAACCCTAGTAGGGGGAGCAACAACTGTTTGAGGTTTGTCTATCTGAGTTGCTTTTAAATCAAGAGCAGACAGTTTAGTAGAATCACCTTGAGCAGCAGTAACTTTAGCATCATCAGACACTGTACCTTTTGCTGCAGCTAGATCGTCCATTGCTTTCTTTGTGTCAGCTCCAGCCGTTTTAGCTAGGACACTTTCAGCAGTAATTGCCGTAGGAGCAGCAGCAGTTGTAGCATCAGCAGTTGTGGCAGTAACAGTATTTGGGTCTCCAACTTTACCAGTGCCTGCAACAAGACTTGTACCCGCCGCATCTGCATCTATCTTAGCTACATCTTGTTTTTGAACTATCTTAGTTGGATCAGTAGCAGCATCACTAACCAATCCAGCCTGTGCAGTCATAAGCTCTTGAGCCTGTATCCCACCTATTGCAGCACGATCTTGTTGAGCTTTAGACAGAGCTTCTTGCTTTGCTTTTATTGCAGCTTCAAGTTTAGGGTTTTGTTTTGTATCAGGAACCTTACCACTTGCATCAGGAGCTGCTGGTTGAGCTAGTTTTTGTTGTAGTTGAGTCAATTCAAGTTGTAACGTATTAACTTTATTTTGAGAAGCAGCAGCAGAGCCAGAAACATCAGAAGTCACACCTGTAGCAAACTCAGACGCTGAAGTTCCAGCAGCCGTGGCTTCATTAGTTTGCTTTAGTTCAAGGGCTTTCTTTGCAGCCGCTTCTTTTGCAGCTTTTTCTGCCGCTGCTTTCTTTGCCGCTTCTGCTGCCTGTGCTGCTCTTATTGCAATCTGAGGATCAACAGGGCCACCGCCACCACCACCAAAGACAGCACGATCTGCAAAATGAACACTGGGCATAAAGGGGTTATATAACATAATTAAAACTCTTTCTTGTGTGCTTTAGTAGGATCAGAAAACCTACGCCAATGTACCTTGGACTTACCGTATAACTCTTTGTGTTCTTTTCTAACTGCTGTCATCATTTGTTTTGCTTGTCCTGTAGTAGATATAAAGTCTAAACCCCAAAGTTCTTTATCTTTTATATCAGTGTCTTCGTAGTCTTTTTGTGTGGGGTTATATTTGTATTGTAAAAATTTTTCTTTTTTATACTCTGTAAACCAGCACCAAGTTATAAGACCTATTGGTTTGTTTTCAAGGTAAAATATTCTAACACGATTATTTAATATTGGCAATAGTAAGTATGTTTTTATGTCAGGTAAAGTGTATTTTTTATGTGACTCACTGTTTGTAAAAAGTTCTAACCCGTCTGCTACTGCTTTATTATATTCTAATGCCACTTAAAATCCATCCGACAGTCCCTTGAGTATATCTTTAATACTTACTTTAGCTTTAGAGTTAGGTAAGTATTTGCATTGAAACTGTTTAGGACATTCACGAAAACTATTCTCTGCGTAGTGGTAGGCAATGGTCTTGTTCTTACCTAAGTAAATACACACCTTGCCTTCACGTTCA